GATGCTGGCACTTCACGATTGCGCCGCCCTCGGCCACGTCGCGCAGCTCGCACTCTTCGCCCAGGCTCAGCCCCTCCGGCAGCTCTTCACCGGCAATCCAACCGGTGAGGATCGCCATGGGGGATACCTCGGGGTTCACGTGGAGGGCAGGGAAGCTGCCGACCGCGCTGCGCAGCTGGCTGATCATGTTCTCGCCCGTCCTGCGGCTGCTGGTGTCGACGAAAACGATGCCGCGCTGGTGATCGAGGATCAGGTCGGTGCGAGAGGTGCGGACAAAGGCGCGGGGCAGCAGCTCATGGAACAGGTCGTCCTTGAGGCGTTTGCGCTCACGTCCACCGGGCTTGCGTCCTTCCTTCTCTTCGATTTCCTCCAGCTTGTGCGCCAGCAAGTTGCTGACCACCGCGCCGGGCAGAATCTTCTCTTCCGCGCCTACAGCCAGCCACATGGCATTGTCGATGCTGTGCGACAGCAGGTCCTTCTCTTCGCGGCCGAAGGGGGAAATGAAGCCGGCCGACACCATTTCCAGCGGGCCAACCGGCTTCAACGCGGCATGCTTGAGGCCATCCTGCCAATCGAACATCGGCAGCTGGGGATAGCTGAACATCATCAAGTTGCGGAAGAACATGGCTCAGGGCTCTCGGATGACGCTGAAAATCAGCGGGTGGTCGACATGCAGATGGGACAGGCGAGGCTTGGCCCCGCGCTTCCACGCAGACTGGAAGCACTCGCCCAGCTGGATGCGCAGGCCGCGCATCGCGCCTGGGTGCGCCAGAACGGCGCGGTAGTAGCGTTCAAGGCGCTGGTCGGGGGTGATCTGGGCGGTACCGGGTAACAGCACTGCGTCGAGGCCGCGGCCCAAGAGGTGGAGGTTCCGGCTCATCCGCGCACCAGCCGTTCGCGGCGCGGCACGACCTTCTCGGATTCCTCAACCAGCGCGCGGGCAACGTCCGCCGGCGCATGCCACATCCTGTATGGGTGATATGTCGGCTTCTTCGCGCGCTGCATGGCGGCGACCTGATCGGGGGTAGGTACTGGCACAGGACGGCTCATGGCGTTGCCCTGTTGTGGACGATCCACAGGAGGTCGGAGAACTCCCGCGGCGGGTTCGGCATGGCACGCACCGCGGCGTGCGCTGCGTCAATCACTTGGTCGAACGAGCGGCCGCAGGCGCTTCGCTCGCTTGTCGAATCCCGTAACAGGCTGAGCAGGTGCGCCTTTCCGCTGGCACCAAGGCTCTTGACCAGTTCCTCAAGGTCGATGTCGACCTCGACGTTCATGCTTACCTGGTGCACGCGTCACCTCCGACGTGCTGCACGAAGCGGTAACCGATGCCCCGGACAGTCTTGATCGTGCTCACCACGCCTGCCGCAGCCAGCTTGTCGCGGGCGCGGGAAATCAGGACCTCGACCACGTTGGATGCGGGTTCGCTGCTGCGTCCGGCATAGAGGGCGGTGTGCAGGGCTTCGCGGGTCACCACGCCGCCAGCCGTGTTCACCAGCATGCCCACCAGCACCAGTTCGCCGGCTGTGAGGGGGATCAGCTTTCCGTCGACGATCAGCGCACGCCCATCCGGCTTCACCGTCAGCCCGGGGTCGGTGGAAACGGTGGCCTCGGTCATGGGCGCACCTCGACGAAGGCCAGGCCATAGATGACGCACTGCGCCCGGGACGCCACGGGGGAGGTGGCTTCCGCCGACAGGGGGACGACGGTATTGGCCCGGGCACAGGCGTCGGGGGAAACGGCGTAGGAGCCGCTGGACACTGCATCCACCGCGTCCAGGGCGAGCTGCCACCGGGCGGGTTCGAAGTCTGTCGTGAGGGCGACGCCGACGCCGGCGGCGCAGTCCGGTACGCGCCCTTCCAATGTGAAGCCGTTGAGGGTGGCCTGGGCAACCGTGGCGCGCAGGCCCCAGTCGTTCGCCTGGGCGAGTTCGTACACCGCGAGAGCGGCGCAGATTCGCGGGCTGGTGACGACGAGGTTGGTGGGGCGATGCGGGGCAGCCCCAACCTGCACCGAGGCTTCCTGTCCAAGGTTCGGGGCGGAGGCTAGGAGCAGCACTGCTGCGAGGCCGAGGAACTTCGGGAAGAACATGATTTGCCCTCCTGGATGCGCCGGCCTTCGTTGGAGGCCGCTACGCTCTTGGCGAGGCGAATAAAAGCACGCTTACATTAAGAATGCAAGCACGCTTATACAGCGCGCTTCTATCCTTAACGAACAGGCTGAATGACTGTGGCGATCAAGCCATGAGGATTTCCAAGGCCAGACACCGGCACAGGGATAGGAAGGAGCGAGAGATGGAACCGGCAATCGGCTTTATGTTGTTCTTGGCGGGAACGGTGTTGGTCACCGTCATTGCTGCAGTTCGCAAGCTACCTTGGGTGCTCTTCCTGATCGGTTGCCCGATCATTGGATTCGTTGCAGCTATCCTGGTGGCGCTGGCGTCGGGGGGGAACGGCGTGGCCATGGCCCTGGCAGGATTCGCTTCCCTTGCCGCAATGCTGGTCACGGCGCTGGCGATGAAGAGCCGCGCGCAGAAGCTGGCCGACGGTGATGCCGTCGTGGGATACAAGAAGTGTCCGTCCTGTGCGGAGCAGGTGCGCGCTGAAGCAGTGAAGTGCCGGTACTGCGCGGCCGACTTGCCGGCATAGGCATCGCCGGCATTGCGCCGGCGAGCTTTTCCCGTCCTATGGACGAACGGGTAGGAAGAGCTAGACCTCTTCTGCGCTGCGCATCAGCGCCAGGCCCAGGACACGCCCGCCGATGTGTAACTGATCGGCCTCGTTCGGTGGCACAACCTCGCTCAAATACCGCTTATTCGTGCTGATTACGTGTAGCCCATCACGCAGCACCTGCAGGCGCTTGACGTAGGTCTGGCCGTGCAAATTGATCAGGTAGAGGCCGTCGCCGTCGAAGTAAGGGCGTGCGGTGTCCACGAACAGCAGGTCACCGTTCTTGATGTCCGGATACATCGAGTCGCCGCGCACAGTGACCAGGCGCACGCGATCGCCTTCCGGCACGAAGCCGATCTGCTGCCGCAATTGCCACTCGGCAACATCAATCTCACGCACTACTTCAGGAAAGTCCTGATTCACCGCCCCATACCCTCCTGACGCTTCGCCTTCCATAACTCTGAGGCGAACGTACCCGGTGGGCGTCTCACTGGACGATCCAGTCGCGACTGATGAACCGCCATCGCGCTCAGGTGCAGTACCGTCGATCAACCACTCGATGCGGAAAGGTCGATACACACGCGCCAACTTGACGGCGGTTTCGCCGCTGAGAGACTTCGTGCGCCCGTCCTCGAGCTGGTACAGCGCGGATGGAGTGATGCCTGCTCGGCGCGCGGCTTCGGCAGGCTCTTCGAAGCCAGACGCGGTGCGCGCGTGCTTCAGGCGGGAGGCAAGGGTGGTTGGCATAGTGTTAGCGAGCTTATTTGGTCGGCGTAGAAGCGTGCTTGCACGTATCGAGTTAGCGCGCTTATACTGGGGCCATGAACATGCCCCGTATCAGCAAAGCCGAAGCCATTGCCGCCTACGGCGGTAACGGTGCAGCCCTCGCCCGTGCACTGGGGATCACCCCGTCCGCGGTTTATCAATGGCCGGACGGGCCGATCGTAGACGAATGGGCGCTGAAACTGCGCTTCGTCCTCAAACCCGACTACTTCGCCAAGCGCGCGGCCGACTCAGACCCTGACGCCGACCGGATTGTCCCGGTCGAGACCTGCTGATGAGGCCGCTGCTCGCGCGGCCATCCCGCGCCGGCCACACGGCCAGCGCGCGGCGCCGCCGGGGCAGCGCCACTGCCTTTAGTTCCTCTGACATCCCAGTCACCTGTCTTCCTATCCATGGCCGACAGCTTGCATCGCCTCCCGAGGTGCGTAAATGAAGCCGGAACCTCAGTTCCAAGAACCGCGGTCGTCGGTGGTGTATCGGAACACCACCGAGAGCATCCGAAACAGCCATCACACCGATGCCAGCTTCGCCCAAGCGGTGGCAGATCAGTACATGGCCACCGTTGCCCCGAATGAGCGCGTTATCGCGTTCCACGCGGGCACCTGCGCCGACTCCATCGAGAAGGCCCAGAAGGCGAACGCGCAGCTGATCGCGCGGTTCCGCGCCGGCACGGTGAAACTGCCTGTCGACCTGGAGGAAGCATGGATTCAGGCGCTGCCGCAGCCGTGGAGCGACGACTGCGCCCGTGAGCTGGCCCAGCGGTATGGGTTCCTAGGCGCACGTGCGCCGCAGATGGAAGCGCAGGCCGGTGTGCTCGGCGTGGCACGGATGTCCGTCGAATTCGGGCATACCCTCCAAGCGCTGTCCAACGTCCTCGAGGATGGGAAGGTTTGTCCGCAAGACATCCCGGAGTTGCGCAAGGCGAGGCGGGAACTGGCCGATCTTCTGGCCGAGGTGCAGACCATGGCCTGCTACGTCGATGGCCACCTGCAGCAGATGCAGCCGATGCGGGTCGTCTCCGGGAGCGCACGATGAGCGCGCACGCGATCGAGCAGACGGTTCAGGTCATGCGCGCGCTGGAGCGAGACGGAATCGCACTGAGCGAGGCTCGCAACGTGCTGCAGGTTCTGCCCTACGCCGATGTGGTGATCTGGGCGAGGTCGCACGCCGGGCCGATCACCGTCGAAGCGCTTCGCAAACGCTTTCCGGTGTCCAAGGCGACCGGTTACCGCTGGTATCGAATGCTGGTGGCCGAGCAACAGGAAGCTGCACCCAGGCTGGGCGATCGCCCGCTGCAGTTCGATTCGCCGGCCGTTGGCCGTGCGAGGGCAGGGGACGTGGCGGGAGGCGTTGAGCAGTGAGTCTGATGTCTTCCTTGGGGACGCGCCTCACCGATGCGCGCCCTGCGTCGTTCAGTGAGAGCGACGTGCTCGGTGTTGCCGCGGCACCACCGCGTGCACACCGCCCACAGCATGCGCTGGTCGGGTACACGCAGACGCGGATCGTGATGATCTTCACCCGGTGGGCGGTGGAGCTGGATCAGTTCCCGTCCGTTGAACAGATCATCAGCCGCTTCCGGGTGAGCCGTGCTACGGCCTTTCGCTGGCGCAGCGCGCTCGCCGAGACGTATGGGCTCGACCTGGCGGCAATGTCGAATGGGCCGCCTGCATGAGCGTTGAGGCCATCACCTGGGCGCTCAAGCAGCCCATCAAGCAGTCATCCACGAAGTTTGTGCTGGTGGTGTTGGCCAACTGTGCCAGCGGTGACACTTGGCAGGCATACCCGTCGGCCGGCTACCTCGCAGACGCGACCGGGCAGGACCGCAAGACAGTGCTGACGAACCTTGCCCGTCTGCGCGAATGCGGACTGATCGAGGACACCGGCAAGCGCATGGGCGACACGAAGCAGGTCATCGTGTATCGCCTTCGAGGGCCGGATTTGATTCAAGCAGTACCGCAAACGGGACAGTTCCAAAACCGGGACAGTTCCGAAAACGGAACAGTTCCGAAAACGGCGGGAAACAGTACCGTTTTTCCCGGGAAACAGTCCCGTTTTTCCGCGAAACAGTCCCAAAAACGGGACACGGAACCGTCAGAAACTAAAGGGAACCGTAAGGAACCGTCATCTGCGCACGAGCGCAGCGACGACGAAGCCGGGCGGCTGAGTCATGCCGAGGTCGAGCAGACGCTCGTCGGCTACCAGCCGATTCCCGCCGGCCTCGACCGTGAGGTGCTGGCCAGGTTCATTCGGCACCGCCGCGCCATTCGCAAGCCCGTGTCGATATCGGCATGGCTGGAGCTGCTGCCGCGGTTCAAGCAGCTGGCCAGCGAGCGCCACGACCTCAACGAATCCCTGCGCCAGACGATGGCGGCCGGGCTCGCGCTACCCGTTACACCCACCACCCAGGGGGAATCCAACCATGCAGTCGATCACCACCTCTCTCCCGGCGAAAAGGTCCGAGCTTCGATCGCAAGGCGCCGCGATGCACGCGCCGCCGGCGGATCAGGGCCCCTGTTCGATGGAGCTGATTGAAGGCCTGTGGGTGGCGCTGGCCGACGTGTACGGCGGGCGCTTCACGCGCGACTTCGGTGTTGACCCATCGAAGGGCGCCGGCACAACCTGGGCTCGCGGCCTCGCCGGGTTGAACCAGGAGCAGATCGTTGCCGGCATCGAGGCATGCGTTGCTGGTGCTGATGGCTGGCCGCCGTCGCTGCCGACGTTCCGCGCGCGCTGCCTGGGCATCCCGTCACTGGCACAGGTAAAGCTCGAGCTGCGGTTGAACGGCGAGCGTAGCGGATTCACCGTGCTGGTCTGGCGGTACATCGACACCCACCGCCTGGAGACGAGTAGCGCCGAGCAGGGTGACCACCTGCTGCGCGAAACCTACGAGTTCGTGCGTCAGGGCGTGATGGCTGGCCACCTGACCGTGCCGCCGCCTGCGTTGAGGCTGGCGGCCGAGAAGACCGACCCGCTGCCGCCGAAGGAAAAGCTGGCGAAGGCGGAGACCGTCGCCGAAGCTGCCAGTGCCATCGACGCAATGTTCGGTCGCCACCGTCCTGCCGCCCCCGATACCGACAGCAGGCCGGCGACCGGCAAGATGGCCGCCGCAGGGAGCGACGCATGATCACTCCCGACGCGCTCCGCCAGTACCACCGCGCCTTGGCACGCTACTGCCTCGCTGTTGCCGGCGAATGCACGGCGCCGGAGCTGCTGGAGCAGATGGGCATGGTGGCGCTCGATGCCGGCCATCCGCGCGAGGCCTTGATCGCATCCACAGCGGCCGTTGCCGGGCTGCTGCGCGAACTGGATGGTCTGGGCCACGTTGAACGGCGGAACAATAAGCACAGCCCTCGGGACGGCCGTGGTGTACCGGTGTGGGCAGCGCGCGGCGAGATCGTCGTGATGGTGCCCCGGTCGCCGGCTGCGCACCTCGCCAACAGCGGCACGACCGATCAGGCCGCGCCATCGCCGTTCAAGACCCTATCCCTGGACCAGCGTCTGGCTTTCATGCAAATCGAGCTGGAGACGTGGATCAGTGAGCGAGAGCGCGAGCACGCTGCGGCGATGGAGAAGGCGCGGCAAGAGTGGGACGCCCTCCGGGAGCGCATGAAGCGGGTGCTGCAGGTAGTGGAGCCGCGCGCATGAAGAAGGGAGCGCGCGCGCTGCGCTACTCCAGCACCGCCGACATGCCCGAGGGCATGCGCAAGCTTCTGGGCAAGGCGGGAAGTGCCGCCGGCGCGGATGCGACTACGGTAGCGCGCGCCTACCGGCCTGTGGCCGGCGCCGCGGGTGATGCAGGCGCTGCCGGCGGCAAGGTCGCGCGCGGCCGGCCACGCCACGTAGCAGGCGAAATGAACAAAACGGAGGCGGCCTACGGCCAAGAACTGGATCGCCGCCTGCACGCTGGTGAGATTCAGTGGTATCGGTTCGAGTCGGTGAAGCTGAAATTGGCGAGCAACACGCACCTGACCATCGACTTCTTCGTTATGACCGCCGCCGGCGAGCTGGAGGCCCACGAGGTAAAGGGCTACTGGGAGGAAGACGCTCGGGTCAAGGTGAAGGTCGCTGCGGCGATGTACCCGTTCCGATTCTTGGCAGTTCAGAAGGACGGCTGCGGCTGGAAAGTGGAGCACTTCGCATGAATCTGAATGTCGCAAACACCGCGGTACGCCGCGACGCCGACGGGCGATTCTCCCTCAACGATCTGCACGAGGCGGCCGGCGGTCTGAAGAAGCACGGTCCCAGCTACTGGCTGGCGACGCAGTCGGCCGGTGAGCTGGCGGCGGAACTTCGATCTACCGGGATTCCGGTAGTTACCTTGGAGGGGCGCGGCGGCGGGACCTTCGTTGCCCGCGAGCTGGTGTACTCGTACGCGATGTGGATCAGCCCGGCCTTCCACCTGAAAGTCATCCGAGCATACGACCAACTGGTGATGGCGCCGCCGGTGACCTCGATGGCTGCCCTCGCTGACCCCGCGACGCTGCGCGGCCTGTTGCTGGACTATGCGGGGCGCGTTGAGGCGCTCGAGGCGGAAGTGCTGATTCAGCAGCCCAAGGTGCATGCGCTGGAGCGGCTGGCGGACGCGGAAGGGACCTTCAACGTCACCGAGGCCGCCAAGCTGCTGCAGGTGCCGCCCCGGCGCCTCTTCGACTGGATGCAACAGCACGCATGGGTCTATCGTCGGGCAGGTGGGCGCAGCTGGCTGGCATACCAGCCGCGCATCCAGTCTGGCGTGCTCAAGCACAAGGCGACGGTGATCCGGCTCGAGGATGGCACCGAGCGTATCAGCGACCAGGTGCTGGTGACCGCAAAAGGCCTGGCACGGCTGGCGGACCTGTTGAGCCGGGACCATCTCGCATGGGGAAACCGTGATCACCTCCAGGCCATGGCCAGCAGCAGCGCGCGCTCGGTGGAGGTGGCGCGTTGAGTCCGATCGATCTTTCCGGCGTCTCAACCGACGACCTGCTGGCCGAAGTGGCGCGACGCTGTGGGACGACTCGTCGCCGGCAACCTGCTACCGGCGGTGCGCGCGGCGCGGCGAAGAAGCGGACCAAGCAGGAATGGGCCCTCGCCATGGCGGAAGAAGCGCGTCAGCGCTACCACGACACCATCGATCCGTCGGTGCGTGCGCGAGAGATTCAGGAAATCGGCAAGTTCGAGAAGCTGGCGGCACGCTACAAGGCGACGGGGGAATGAGCATGGGTAGAGAGGTGGTCCATTCGCTGGATCGCGCGCTGCGCACCGGCCAGGCCGATGAGGCCCACATGCACGTAGCCGCGCTGGGCAGGCTGCTGAGCGGATTCCGGTACCGGTATGGCAGTGAGGTGCAGCTACACGCGGTGATGGCCGACGTGCTCGCCGGTGCTGGATACCAGTTCGAGCGGGAGTACCGGCTCGACAGCAGTAACCGCGCCGACTTCTGGCTGGCGGGGATTGTCATCGAGGTCAAGGTCGACGGACCGCTCGCCAGCGCGTTGCGCCAGGTGGAGCGCTACATCGGCCTGCCGCAGGTCAACGCCGTGCTGCTGGCCAGCACCGAGCGGTGGGCCGCCGCACCGCTGCTCGCGCGCCCGGCATGGGAGGGCAAGGCATTCAACATGATTCGACTGACGAGGCAGGCACTTTGATCGACCGAAACTATGGAACCGTGCTGTTCAGCGCCTCCGGCCGCACGTGGCGCATCGCGTGTGAGCCCCAGGTGCGCTCGCGCCTCAAGCGCGTGTTCCCTCGTGTCCAGCAGGCGGCGGCCGATCACATCGACCTGTCGGCTACGCCCGAGAACAGTCGCGAGCTGCAGTGGTTCCTGCAGCGCTACCCCATGCAGATGGATGCCGGTGCAGCGCTGGCGCTCGATGGTCTGGCCGGCCAGCATGTGGCGATGGAGCAGAGCCTGGCGGACCTCGTGGCGGGGCGCGTGTTGATTCCTCCTTTCGACCTGGCCAAGCCAGCGCGCGGCTACCAGCGGGTGGCCGGTGCCCAGGTGTCGATCAGGGGTGGCCTGCTGGTGGCAGACGACCTCGGCCTGGGCAAGACGGTGACGGGTATCTGCCCCATGGCCATACCTTCGAACCTGCCGGCGGTGGTCGTCTACCCGGCGGCGCTGCCCAACCACTGGCCCGAGAAGCTGGCCGAGTTCACGCCGATGCTGCGCGTCCACCACATCCGCAAGGGCCAGCCCTACCCACTGGTGCGACAACCGCGTCAGCGCATCACGGACCTGTGGGACACGCTGCCCGATGTGATCCTGGTCAGCTACCACAAGCTGCGCGGCTGGGCCGAGACGCTGGCGGCGATCGCGCAGTACGTGGTGTTCGAAGAGTGCCAGCAGCTGCGCAGCCCGGGGAGCGAAATACACCGGGCATGCCGCCACCTTGCGTCGCACGCGCGCCTGCGCATGGGTCTGACGGCCACGCCTATCTACAACTATGGCTGCGAGTTCTTCCATGTCGTGGACCCGTTGTTGCCCGGCTGCCTGGGGACCTACGACGAATTCCTGCGGGAATGGTGCATCAGCGCCCCGGGCGAGGCCGCCAAGCTGAAGGATGCGGAGCAGTTCGGCCAGTATCTCCGGCGTGAAGGCATCATGCTGCGCCGCACCCGCAAGGAGGTAGGACGCGAACTGCCGGCCCTTTCCAAAATCCCTCACGAGATCGAAGCCGATGGCAGCGTGTTGAACCGGATCACGGGCGACGCCGTTGCACTGGCGCGCACGATCCTGGCAGCAAACGAGCGGTACCGCGGCGAGAAGATGCGTGCGGCTGGCGAGCTCGACCAGTTGGTTCGGCAGGCCACCGGCGTGGCCAAGGCCCCGTACGTGGCCGAGTTCGTGCGGCTGCTGGTGCAGAGCGGCCAGCAGGTCCTGCTGTTCGGGTGGCATCGTGAGGTCTACGGCATATGGCAGGAGAAGCTGGCCGACTTCAACCCGGTCATGTACACCGGCAGCGAGTCACCGGCCCAGAAGCAGGCCGCAAAGGACGCATTCGTGTCGGGCCAGAGCCGAGTGATGTTGATCAGCCTGCGCGCCGGCGCCGGCATTGACGGCCTGCAGCACGTCAGCAGCACAGTGGTGTTCGGCGAGATTGATTGGTCGCCTGGGGTCCATGAGCAGTGCATCGGCCGTGTCCACCGAGACGGTCAGCAGGAACCGGTGATGGCGTATTTCCTTCTATCCGACCAGGGCAGCGACCCGATCGTGTCGGACGTGCTCGGGGTGAAGCGGGAGCAGATTGAAGGCGTCCGCAACCCTGGCGAACACCTGGTGGAACGCCGCGATATCGGCGAGAGCCAGCTGCGCGCGCTCGCTCAGCAGTTCCTGAAAGAGCACGGTCATGCGTCGGCCCCGAACAACGTAACAACACTGGAGAACTCCCGATGATTCCGACCTTCGACAGCCTTGATGAGGCTTCCCATCACCTGTACTTGGCCGGTGACACCGGCCCCATCCTGTGCGAGGTGGACCGCTGCACCTGGAAGGTGTGGCGCGATGGCTCTTCGCAGCTGGTGCCCGAGTCGGTGGCAGCGTGAACGCGGTCTTCGTTGCCGATACAACCGCTGTACCTGGCTGTGCCAACTGCGGCGGCATCGCCAAGCTGCAGGCCAACCGCGCCCGCACGCGCATCTGGATCGGCTGTACGGCATGCCCAGCCAACACTGGCTGGTTCGATGGTGACGACGCCCCACAGCGCGCGCTGTCGGCGTGGGTACGTTTGCCCCCCTTGGTTCCGGCACTGCCGCCGACCGCGCGGCCGGCAGCGCCAGGGGTTGCGGCCGCTCGGGGTAGTGCGGATGGCCGCGATGCGCTGGAGCTGCTGGCGCGCATGCTGGTGTCGGGTGGATATCGCGTCCCCACCGAGGGGCGCAGCACGCTTCCCACGTTGAGCAGCGCCGACATCGCCGCTGCTGTTGGGCTGATGCGGGACAGGGTGGCGAAGGACACCGTTGTGGCGGTGGCCACCCGCGCAGACGGCGCAGCTCTGGCGCGGCTGTCGTGGCCGGTCTACCGGCGGGTTGCTCGCGCGCTGCGGCACGATCCGATCGTAACGCTCAAGCACGACGAGCCAGCTGACCGCTGGCGCGTCCGACTGGTGATCCACGACGCAGTGCGAGACCTCGTGTGGCCGGAACGGAAGGTGTCTGCCGGGCTCGCCGCCAAGGCCGCTCGGATGCGCAAGGGTGACTACCTACGCGTCCACCGGCTGGCCTACAGCACGCTGCTGGAAGCCTTGGAGAAAGGGCGCGATGAGTTCCGGATCCGGCTGTTCTCTAGGCGGTTGGAACCGTAAAAGCTATGAGCGCGCTTCCGATCTAGAATTGAATGGTGTCAATAGGCATAGCGGAGGATGCATCTCAAGTCTGCTTGTCATCCAGAGGGCCCATCTCTACGATCACTTTCTGATGAGGGGTGTTGAAATTTGCCACGGACAAGCCAGGCAACTAGTTGCTGCGGTGCAACTATCACGTAGTTATCAAGGAAATTTGACACGATGCCAAGCCAAGCGAGAATTGCGTTCGACAAGAACTTGAAAGATGTGGAGAATTTGCTTCTTTTGCATGCGACGGTAGGCGGCGCGGGGCCAGGGAGGCGCCACGGCTTGGAAGTTCTCAATAAGTCAGCAATCGTACTATTGACTTCTTTTTGGGAGGCCTACTGCGAAGACATAGCCGCTGAGGGGTTGGAGTGCATTGTTAAAAACTCCAAAGATGCGAGTTCATTGCCAAAAGAAATTAAGAAGATCATTGCTAAGAAGCTGAAATCAGACGCAGATGAACTTGCTCTGTGGTCTATTTCTGACGATAAATGGCGCCAAGTACTCCGTGACCACATGGCCGCACTCAAGGAAGCTAGAGATAGAAAACTCAACACTCCGAAGTGGCAGAACATCGACCTGCTATTTGAATCCGCGATTGGCCTTTCAAACGTTTCTTCAAAGTGGATTTGGTCAAATAAACTGACGGTGGAAAAGGCAAGGGCGAAGCTCGATAAGTTCGTGGAGCTTCGCGGCGAGATTGCTCATCGGGGCAAGGCCAAGACGTCTGTTTCCAAAGCGCAAGTTCAGGAGTTTCTATCTTTCGTAAAAAAAGCCGCAGCCAAGACAGGCGGTGCGGTCAATACTCACGTGTATAAAGCAAGTGGTACGAAGCTCTACTAAACGTGAGGTGGTGGGAGTCATCCGCACCGGATCCGCATGCGGAAGAAATCATCCGCATGCGGATCCGCAGCTGCCGCGGGAA